GATGCCCGCGTTCTGCATGACACTGGAGGCGACCGAGCTCTTCAGCTGGGCGGCACTGTTCTTCAGGTCGTCCAGCTTGCTCTTGGCCGAGGCGAGGCTGGCGGTGACCTTGTTCAGCTGCTTGTCGTAGTTGATGAGGCTCTTGCCGGCCTTGTCGAGCTGCTTGAGCAGCGAGGACTCGGTGTGCCCGCGGAAAGCCTTCTTGATCTCCGCGCGGAACTCGTTCAGTGACGACACCAGCGCGTTGATGTCCGACGGCACGGCCAGGGCGTGTTCGAACGGGGTGCGGAAGTAGCCCGCTTCCCGGCCGAACTTGCTGATCCCGAACCCACCCGCGAGCTGCTTGCGGGCGTCCTTCTCCGCCGTGGTCAGGCCGCCCTTGGCGAGTGCGGGAAGCTGACCGGAGTTGATCAACTCCAGCAGGCGGCGGTGCTTCGCGGTTTCCCTGGCATTGACCACGAACTCGGTGTTCGACACGTGCGCTGCGGCGCCGGACCCGAACAGGCCGAGGATGCTGTCGCTCGTTCCGGTGCCGGGACCTTCGATGTAGCCGCCGTCCGGCATGGCCTGTACCGTGCCGCCGTCCGCCTTGCGCGGGAGCGTGCCGACGTAGCCGCCGGTCGCACCCCGGCCGTGTGCGGCGGCGAGCTGGGCGGGGTTTTTCGCAGTGAAGTACTGCGTCATGATCGTGATCGTCTTGCCGTGCAGGCCCGCCACCGCGGCCTTCACGCCACTGATCGCCGCCAAGGCCTGCCCGTTCTTGGCGGTGATCTTCACCTGACCGTTCTTCAGGTGCGTGACCTTGTATCCGAACTTCTCCAGCACCTGCTCGGCCGTCGCCGACAGCGTCTTCAGCGTCACGCTCTTGGCGTTCGGTGCCGCTCTCAGGGCCGCGTTGAACGCCCGCAGGTCGGACTCGGCCTGCATCTTCTTGACCGTGACCTGGATCTTCGGGTCCTTGATGTCGTCCAGACGGTCCGCGAGCTTCTTGGCGTCCGACGCACTCAAGCCCATCCGCTGGCCCACCCGGACCAGCTGGGCGTGCGCCTCGAGCAGCTTCCGGTTGGCCGCGTCCTGGCTGCCGGTCTGCTGCAGTGTCGCCTTCGCCGACTCCTCAGCGGCCGCGGCGAGCGCGCTCAGCGGTTGATACGCCTCACGGGCTGTCTTGCTCGTCAGGTCGAGCTGCCCGTTGCTCATGTGCAGGGCGTTGGTGTGCCCCTTGATAGCCGCAGTGGCGTCGTCGACGGCCTGCTGATAAGCCGACTCCGCATCCAGTGCGCTCCGGTTGGTGTCGTTCAGGTCGAGGATGGCCTGCTGCAGGCCCTGCGCGGCTGCCTTCTGCTTGTCCAGCGCGGCCTGCGTCTTCAACGCCTGCTGGCCGAACGCCCCCTGCGACGCGGCAGCCAGTTCCTGGGCGAACTTGGCGTCGTCGACGGCCTTCTTGTAGTCCTTCAGACTTCCCGTGAAGTTGCCGACGTCATGGCCGCCCTTGGCGTAGGCGGCCTTCAGCTTGACCAAGGCCGCCGCTGCAAGGTCGGCGTGCCCGTTCTGCACCAGGTTCGCGAGGGCCTTGTCGATCGCGTCGATGTTGCCCTTGGCTTCCTTCACGGGCGTGGAGTCCGTGGTGCCAAGGGTGACGACCTTGATGATGCCCTGCTGGATGTTGTCCAGCACCGACGGGGCGACGAACGACTTGACCGAGTCCCGCAGACCGGCCAGGTTCTTCCCGAACGCGTTGAGGGCCTCGCCCTTGACCTGCCCGGTCTGGCCCAGACGGCCGAGGGAGTTGGTCAGCTTGTCGATGTCCGGGGGCGCCTTCTGCCCCAGCGACGCGAGCTTGGACACGCCGACGACCACGGCGGCGATCGCCGCCACGATGACCGTCGCCTTCGCTGCCGTGCCCAGCGACATGAAAGCGGCCCGCAAACCGGCCAGGCCGCCGCCGGCGGTGGTCGCGGCGGTGCGCAGTGCCGTGAAACGGGTCATCAGCCCCTGGATGGAGCCCCCGAGGCTGGTGATGCCGGTCTTCGTCAGCGAAAGGCTCTTGATGGCGGCCGTGATCTGCATGATCGTGGCCATCACCGACGGCGGCAGCGCAGCGACGAGCTTCGCGAACGCGTTGATCAGGGTGAGCATCCCCGGCCCGGCCTGCGAGGCCGCCTTCAGGATGTTCAGGACAGCCTCAGCGAGGTTCTTCAGCGTGTCCTTCACCAGCGGCGCGTTCGCCTTGGCGTAGTCCATGAACTGGGAGAACGTGCTGCTGCCGCCTCCCTGCGACAGGACGCGCGCAAAGTGGATCAGGCCGTCGACACCGCTCTTCAACGCCCCGTTGGCGAACTTCGTGAACCGGGCGATGAGCACGTCGAACGCGCCCGAGTTGACGCCCGCTCCGAGCAACGTCGTCAGCCGGGTGAACTGGGCGGCGGCGTCCTTCACCAGGGGCGACAACTTGGGCAGCAGCGCATCAAGCACACCGATGCCCTGGGTGACCGGCACCATCGTGAACTTCGCCAGGCCATCCGACCAGGACTTGAAATCCTTCTGAAGGATGCCGAACGCAGCAGCCGCCTTCTGCGTCTGCGCGGGCATCGCCGCGAGCGTCTGAGCGAGGGCCTGCTGCGCCTGCCCGGCCTGCTGCGACGCCGGCCCGTATTTCGCGACGGCCTCGTTGACCTTGGCTTGCGCATCGCTGAGCCCAGACAGCGAGCCCAACTGCGACTTCACGGCCAGCCCGAACGCGCCCACCGCAATGGTGGCCGCGCCCACCTGAGCGGCGAGCACGGTCGCCTGCGCGGCAATCGGAACCAGCGCGGGCGCCAAGGGCAGCAGCGCCTTCAACGAGAAGTCAGGCTTGTCCTTGCCGCTCGATCGGTTGTTGTTGGGGGTGTTCGGGTTGTTGCCGCCGACGGTGTTGGTGCGGATGGTGACGGTGCGCGGCCGGGTCAGCAACGCGAGGTCGTCGGCAGCCGCACGCGTGTCAGCGTCCGCCGTAATCCGCGCCTGCCGGGCCCGGGTCAGAAGGTCCAGGTCGGCCGCAGCCGTCCGAGTGTCGGCGTCGGCGACAATCCGCACCGTACGGGTCTGCGTCAGCAGGTCAAGCGCGGCCTCTACTCGCTGTCTCGCACTGTCGTCCAATTCGGGGTTGATGGACGCGCTGAACTGCTTGCCGTTGAGGTCGGCGTCGATCCGATCACGGTCAGTCTGGTCAAGACGGAGCCCGACACGGACGGTGGCCTTGATCTTCCCGACGCGTTCCTGAATCTTCTGAATCTCGCCAGCCGCAATGTCCAGCTTGACGCCGACGGTCGCGTTCATCCTGGCGACTTCGTCGACCCACTTGCGGACCTCTGCCTTGGCCGCCACGAGGGTCTCACGCAGCTTGGCGTCGCGGCCCTCAAGTTCCAGCACTACAGGCGGCAGGTAGTCGGCCACGGCCCCTCCCCCGATTCAGTTGATGCGAGCGGTCCGGCTACAGCGCGCGCCGCCAGGCGCCGACGAACGTGGCACGCAGGGTTCCCTCGGCGATGATCGATGCCCGAGTGGGTTGCATGTACGGGCGAGGCGGAAGCGTCACCGAGTGGCCGCGGCCCGCCTGGCCGCCGAGCTCCTGGATCCGCGAGTACACGGCTGTCGGGCCGAGCTTCCCGGCGAAGCCGTCGCCCGTTGAATAGGGGCCGGTCGGGGACAATCCGCCACGCAGATGGCCGGTGATCCGGGCGGGTGGCGCGCCGGGCGGTGAGGGGGTCGGCGTGTTCGGCGGATGGGAGTAGATCGACAGTTGCGCGAACGCGCGCCGCTTGACCAGCCGGATCCCCTCTTTGGTCGCCGACCGCGTCGCGCTACGCATCCGTAGTGCGATCTGATCCAGGGCGGCAGCGAACTGGTCGGCGCCCTGGACGCTGACGCCGAACTCCGCCACCGCTTCACCCCCCGGACGGCTGGGCTGCGGCAGCCTGTTTCGCGGCCCGTTCCTGCACCGCGGCTTGCGCTTCGTCGAACGCGGTCGCGATCGTCGGCAGCCGCTCGATGATCCAGGCCGGTTGCTCGTCGACCACCGATGGCGGCCAGCCCCAGCGTTCGGCGAACCACGCGTAGTCGGCGGCCTCGTCCAGGAGCGTCCACGGCGCCGTCTCGCTACCGGGGATCGGACGGCCTTCCAGCCGCGCTACGAGGCGGCGGAAGGCTCGGTAGGGGAAGCCTCATCCGCAGCCTGCTCCGGCGTCTCCTCCACCGGGGCCGGGAAGAGAGCTTCCTGCGTCGGCGCGAGAAGGTCGGACAACTTGTCGTAGTCGGCGATCTCCATCAGGTCCAGCGCCTTGATGTCCTGCGACGGGATGGGCAGTTGCAGGCTCCACGACTCGACCGCAACGGTGGCGATCGCGTCGAGCATGCTCAGGGCGACCTCACCGGCCTCGGCGTTGTCGCGGATCGCGCGCAGGACGCGCCGCTTGTCGCCGGACTTCAGGGTGCGGGGGTCGCGGATCTGGACCCAGGAGCTGGGTGTGGCCAGCGGCTGGCGCTCGGACATGGTGGTGCCTTTCAGGTGGAAGGGAGGGGTGCGGTCCCGGAGTCCCTTCCAACTCCAGGACCGCAGAACAGGGGAAGGGAAAGCGCCCGGCCGTGGATCAGAAGGAGCCGGGAGGGACGGCGCAGGTGACGGACACCTTGACCGGTGACTGGCCGCCGCTGCCGCCCGCGTTGGTGGTGTTGAAGTTGGACTGGAACGAGGCCTGGTAGCCGACCGCGGCCTTGGACGTGTCGGGGTCGGCCTGTGTGAACACGGCGGACTGCATGTCGATCTGCACGACGATCTGGTTGGCGCCGGCGAGCCCGTTGTCGCAGAGGATCTGTACCTGCGGCTGCGTGTTGTTCAGCATGTACAGCAGCACGCTCTCGTCGGACACGGCCCCGAAGTTCAGCTTCCCTGCCACCGACAGTCCGCCGCGCTGGATGACGTATGGGGTGCGCACACCAGTCGCAGTGAAGTACGGGGTCAGCTCGCGGGTGAGGTCGACCTCGCCGTCCGTGACGGTGTTCACGAGGGTGCCGCCAGAGGCCGGGCCGCCGATGCCGACCTTCGTCCGCCACGATGCCGTCGGCAGCACGGTCGTCGGGTTCGCTGTCGGCGCCGCGCCTGCGGCCACCGACGGCCAGGAGGTGCCCTGGCCGGTCCACGCGAGCAACTCACTCTCGGCGTTGAAGGTCATGTTGCATTGCGACAGGCAGAACCCGGGATACTGGCGCGCGCCCACCGTGGCGGTGGTGCCCAGATAGTGGGTGAGCGTGTGGCTGGGCGGCTGCCCACCACCACTGTTGAGGAGCGACCACACGTAGGTGAACGGTCCGGTCGACTGCACGGGGGTGAGTGCCTGGGCGGAGGCGTGCGTGTACGCGAGGCCGCCGGCCGGGGTGGTGATCGGGATGGTGAACGGGCCCGCGCCGGTGGGCGTGCCGGTGGTGACGATTTCAGCCGTAGCGCCGGTCCCGACCTGCAGCAGCGTGGCGGCGGGGATCGTGGCCGTCGCCGACAGCGACGTCGCACCAGCGTTGGCCTGTGCGGCCAGTGTCGTGGCTCCGGAACCGGTCGGCGTTCCGGTGACGGCGAGATCGCCGAGGATGTTCCGCAGCCAGAACCCCATCGTGTCCCCGTACACCGGCCCGCCGAGGCTGACGTCAGCGGTACCGACGCCGAGGATCTGCGCGAACGCGTCCGTGCCCATCGAGCCGCGCCACGACTGGTCCTTGAGGAACGTCGGCTTGTCGGACGGCGTGAACGATGTCAGGAGCTGAGTGGTGGTCATCGCGACCGGCGTGCCCTGCGCGGTCTCGGGCGCGATGCCGATGAACTGCTTTGTGGATGCGTAGGTGGCGACCACCGGTCACTCCCCTTCGTGGGCCGGGGCGTTGTCCGGCATCTGGTTGGGCTTCTTCTTGCTGGGCGTCCAGCGGCCGTCCCCGGGGGCGCTGAACGGCCAGTCGAAGACCGTCGCCGGTGTGGCCGGCACGGCCGGTTCGTCGTCGGTGGCGTCGCGTCCCGGGTCCGCGGGCCGGGCCGTGAGCGGAACTTCGAGGTACTGCGTGGGCAGCGCTCCGGTGAACTCGTACACGCCGGCGGGCAGTCGTCCCTCGGGTACGTCGTCTGTGGGGGCTTCGGCCTTGGCGGGTGCGGCCTTGGACGTATCCGGGGCGTGGGTTTCCGTGGTGCGGGTGGCGGCCGGAGTGCGCTCCGGCTCTTGGGCAGGCTTCGCGGGCATGCGGAACTCCAGTCCGGCGGCGATGAGATGAGGAGAGAGGGCGAATCGACGCGCCCCGATCACAAAATGGACACAGCGCCTACATGCGGCACGAATGGGTGAGCATCATGCCGGGACAGCAGACACGTTCTTGGGGGGCGCATGCCGAGCTACAGCGACGTACAGAAGGCTGTGAGGGTCGAGAAGTTCCGGATCTGGTTCGCGTGGGTCTGCGGCGGCTGGGTCGGCCTCGGCGTGGCACTCGCGACCAAGGACATCCACATCGTCAGCGTCATCACGCAGGTGCTGTTCATCGGGCTCGGCATCTTGTCGACGATCGCGGCGGTGCGGATGACGAACGCCTTGAACCGGCGGGCGGACCGGGCGCGGCGTGAAGTGCTCGGCGACGACTATCCGGGCTGAGACAACACCAGTCAGGCGTTGATGATCTCCAGCGCCGGAAACGTCATCAGCAGGAAGCTCTTGGTCAGTTCGGCTTTCGTCTCCGGTTGCCCGTACTCGAAGTCGATCGACCCGCTGCCGCCGTCGACGTGCTCACCGGCCTCGAACACCGCGCCGCCAAGGGTGCGATCCAGATGCAGATGGTCGACCAGGGCGTCCCGCAGGGCGTACACGTCGTCCTGCGCATCCTCGGCGTGCGGTGTACGGGAGCGAGTAAAGCAGCAGAGCTGCACCTCGTAGATCACGTTCTTCTGGCCGCCGTGCGCACCACCCAAAGCGAACCGTGTCTCGGTACTACGGGGGATGTAGACGACCATCATGCAGCCCGTCTGCGCCCCGGCAGACTGACCGTGGAAGTAGTCGTTGTGATCGTCACGCTTGG